AACCATTTACTAATGCTATAGCATCATGTCCTGTAACTACTCTATTAGTTAAGTCATCTAATAAATGGAAAACATCTTTATATCCATTACTAAACCTTTCATTAATTAAATTACTATTTTTCTTACATGTTTTACTTGTAACATAATATTGTTTAAATGGATTGTAAGTATATTCTAATACTTTATGGATAAATGGATCCGCATTTTTAATTATTTCTACTTTATCTTTACCACTACTTGTGGATCTCATTTCATCTATAAATTGATTCAATTTTGTCATAACCTTTATTTTTTTATTAAATTAAACATATTTTTTCCTTTTAACCACATTGATTTATGTATTTGATATTTTTCACCTTTATGATTAAATATTATTTTTTTATCTTCATATCTGTCTACATCAATATAATCATTAAATACCATTTTAACATCTCCTTCACCATAACCTTCACTTAAATGGCCCTCAAAGTTTCTATAACTCCAAGGATGATCTTCAACTTGTATAGCTAATAGTTGTTCTTTTTTGTTTGGTAATCTGTGTTTGGGTACTGCGAATGATCGTAATACTTTTTCTCCATTAACTTCATCTTCAAATCTAATATCCCAGTGTAATCCTGCTTTAACTGCATCGTGTTCTTGAATGACTAATAGTCTTTTCATCTGTATAACCTTAATTTTGTGTAAATATACGAAAAATATCTTAGATATCCAAGTTTTTTACGAGAGACTTTGAATGGTCGTTTACTTTTTTTATTTCAATAGTAATATTACCTACTTGAAATTTACCAACATCTCCACTATCATCAATAATTAAATTTAAATTATTAATATATTCAAAATCTTGTTGGTTAAAATTATTACCATCAATAGTAACAATAACGTCTTTTCCATCATTAAACCAATCTTTAACTTGTTCAGTTTGAGGAGTTGGATTATTTACTATTAATGTCTTTGAATATACTGGAGCAACTCGTGGATAATGGTATTCATCATTTGATATCCATGTACCCCACTTTTTTAAGTAATGTTTGCGGGCTTTTAAAGTCATATCATGGAATTTTTTATCTGAAGTAACTTTTTCAACACCATCTTGGAATTGTCCTCCTCTACAAGTTAAGTGATAAACATAACTTTCCCATGTTTGGATTAAAATAAAATCATTAATTATAAATCTATTAAATATATCTGAGTCTTCATGATATGAGTGAAAATTAATATCATGCATCCCCATTTTTATAATTTCTTTTCTACGAATTGCCCAGGGAGCAAATATACCTACTGTTATTTTATCTTTATTTTCAACTAATAATTTATCAACATAACCATCAAATGCTTGCTCGTCAAAATCTTCAGGATACAT